ATGTCGTCAGCAGCGCCCAATTTAGCTTGTATGAGGCCGGTCTGGGCCAGCGGCGGTGGTGCGCGCTGCGGCAACGGTAGAGGGCTTCCAGCGCCGTCCGTAACGTCTGGATTGACCTCTAGGTACGGCCAGTTGTTCGTGTTGGCCGTCTTCCAGTTCATCTCGTAGCCTTCAAACTGGCCGCCATAGCCAATGAAGGGCGCTTTGGGGGCCAGAGCCAGCATTTCGGCTTCCTGGCTGACCCAGTAGTTGTACATGCGCTGGGCGTCCTTGGCGTTCCGCACAAGGCCCGACACGTAAAGCTGACCGTCGACCTCAAACTCGTTGCCGATTACGCGCACGACGGGGATGTATTTGCCCGCCCAATCGCGTTCTTCGAGGATTTCAAACCCGTTGGTCTTGATCCACTTGACCTTCTTGCGGTCAACCACGCGGCTACGCAGCGGCTTACCAAACATCGCCTTCAGTTGCTTGTCCTGCGGCGAGTTGGCGAAGGCTGTGATGTTGTCGGGGTAGAGGTTTAGGGTCGCTTTTTCGTGTTCGTAGTAGAAATATTCGGCGATACGCACCATGTCTTCCGAAAGCCATTGAGAAAGGCTCTGGTCGCCCACGCCTTGCGACATGAGGCTAGAAATCGGCGCAGCGTCTGGAAACATGCGTTCATAGTCGGCCTTGCTCACGTCTTCGGTGATGAAGCACCACCCGGCGTCGGCGCCGCAGGGGTCTTGAATGGCAGGGTCCATGTAGACCGAGAACGAGTTGCGAACACGCCCGATCTTGATGTCCTGGTCGAAGCTGTCCTCGCGGGCGTACTCCGTCAAAATGCGGATGTAGCCCTCGCCGTAGGTGACCTGGTTGTCGCAGGCCGTGTCGTAGGCCACGTCGGCGTCCGAGATATACTCGATGTGCCGCACCATGCCGTCGAATATCTCGGCCACGCGCACGTCCGCGCGGTCGTCGGCCGGGATCACCTTGCCGGTCGGCCGGTTCTGCCGCTGCTCGTTGGTCACCTGGCGCACATGCTGCGGCAACTTGTTGATCGTCAGGCACGGCCGCGCGTTGATCGTCTGGCCCTGCACAGACCCGCGGGTCGCCAGCACGTCCGCCGGCCACTGCCACTGGTTGTCGGGCGACCCGGCCATGAAGCGCAGGTCGTCCAGTTCATCTTCACGGCTGTCCGAGTAGGCCGACAGCGCCATGGTGTAGCGCCGGCGCATGACGGACAGACGGTCCTTGTCGTCGCTGTCCGATACCTTGCCTGCGGCTTCTACATCGTTGGCGGCCATTACTTGCCTTTCTTAGCCGCTGCGCGCTTGGTTGCGTACGCGATGGCTACAGCCTGTTTTGCCGGCTTGCCGGCAGCAATTTCGGCCTTCACGTTCTTGCGAAAGGCGTCCTTGGAGGTGGACTTCACCAGCGGCATGTCACTTGCCCTTCTTGGCTGGCTTGGCCGTCTTGGCAGACGCACGAAACGCCGCAGCAGTGGGCGCGCCCTTGGCGCCCGGCTTCCGCATCTTCTCGCCAGACCCGGCTGCGATGCGCTCCCGTTTGGCGTGAATTGCAGCATACAATCCGGGGCTTCCTGGCTTTTTCATTTGTAGGTTCCTACCGCAAGATTAAGCTTACTGTCGCCTAAAAAATCCGCCACGTCACGGCATAAATTGTAAAAATCTTCAAAGCCAAAATCCGATTTCATGCGGTTTATTGCTTGGCAAACCAGCACCGTGTTAGTTGGCGTATAGCCTACACCGCTGTCTATGCGTTCAATAGAAACGGTATTTAAGCAAGCGGCGTCCAAAGTCATGTCGCGGCCGCTATACGCGCAAACACCTAATTGACGGCGCCAGCATTCTACAACATCGTCAACAGTAAGCGAAAATTCTTGGCCCCGCTTTTCGGCGCTTTTGCGTGCGTTGCGGAGAAAAATCTTGGCGCGGCCTTCAATCGTGGAGTTCTGCTTCTTACGCGACTTTTCGTTACCTTCCGTACAGCAAACTTTGCACCAGCTATGATAGCCGTCTTGCGTCTGATTGTGACGAAAGAACAGCGTAAACGACTTGGTTTCTTTGCAGCGAAAACAAGTTTTCATTAGCACTTCCACCTTCTCATGCTGGCCTTCGCCCTGTCGGCGTTCTCCGACTTGGCTACCACACCCGCCATACGAGCGCAAAAGGATTTTTTACGCCCCTTGTCCGCCTCGGTCTTGGGGCTGGGGGCCGGAGGCTTTAGGTTGGAGCCTGTCTCACGATTGTACTTAGCGCGGCCCTTGGCGGTCAGGCCCGCGCCCTTATCGGTCGGTAGCTTCTCGCCTCGGCCTACGGCCAGCGAAACACTTTTCTTGGCCATCGCGTCCCCGCTGTGCCGGTGAGAGTGTTAGACGCAGTGGATCAGCGCGTAGTTGATCACGACCGCTTCAGACAGCGACCCGGCGCTGATGTTCCGCACCGTAATGGACGCAGCCCCGGCGCTTAGGCCAGACACCCAGCAGTTGTACGCGCCCGCGGTAGCGCCGGCGGCTACGTTCAGGATGAGGATGTCGTTGGTGCTGATGAAGGTGTTGTTCAGCGTAAACGTCACGTTAGTCGTAGCGCCCAGCGCCGCGTTGTTCATCGTGATCTGGCCGGCGGGCTTGTTCAGCGTCACCGCGGTCGACTTGCTGGTCGCCTGCGTTACCGTGCCCTGACCCTCGGCGGTGTAGCCAAGCTGCTCATCGGTCAAGATAATGTTCGCGCCGCTGATGTCCTGATCGGTGAACGCTACGCCGATTGGTTTCGTGTAGGCCATGGTTACGCCCCCATCCAAGAGTTTGAAATTCCGCCCGGAGCATAGGCCCTGCGCGGTGCCCTGTCAACAATGTCGTGCGTATGGCCCGTGTAACTGCTCACGAATTTGTTGCACGTGTTTTTCGGCGTCTTCAAGTAAATCAAAAGACCCAAAATACTTATTTTTTCCGTCTATGTACAGACGGACAACCCATTTGCGGTCTTTAGCGTACCAAGAAACCCCTTTTACGCCCGATCTGCTGTTTTTGCGTCGTTTAGCGTTACGGTTATTTTGCCCACGGGTAACATCGCGCAAATTTTCAATTCGGTTGTCTGATCTGTCCCCGTTTATGTGGTCTATAAAAACCGGGGTGTAGCCGTGCTTTAATGTAAAAATAAGCCGGTGTAACAAGTATTTTCGTTTGTTTATTTCAGCATGAAAATACCCGTCTTTACGCCGGTTTCCTATGCACGTTCCCGGCGTAATCTTACCTCGAAATACGCGGCTGTATAAACGGCCGTCGCGGTATTCAAATAAATCTGATAGTTCATTTTGCGTCAACATTACGCCCCCATCCAAGATGTTGCTATACCTCCCGCAGTATAGCCGCGTTTGGGCGCGGTTGCAACATATTCCCTATGCGCCACAGGAAACGCAAACGTCACCGCGATGGCGTCGGCCGCGTCAGGGCTGGCCAGCCCGCGGGCCTTCATATCCTTCTTGCTTTCCAAGAAGATAGTCCCTTTACTGTCCGGTTTCATCATCGGTCCGGTCAGATCGTTCTTGAGGTAGCGGTCCAGCGGGATGGACGCGTCCTTCAGCCAGGTCCGCATCTCGCCCCACATCTCGGCCCGCTTGTTGCCCCACATCAGCGGGTTCTTCGACTTGTTCCCGAAGTTGACCCCCTTGATCTTGTACCGCTGCTCCTTCAGCCGGTCGACGATGCCGGCGCCCAAGCCCCCCTCGTCGATCACCACCAGCGCCGGCTTGTACGTCTCGATGGCGTCGATGACGTGCCCCACCACCGTCATGGTGTCGTCGCCCTTGTGGCGCTTGATCGCCACGATGTCGCGTCCCTGCCGGATGGCGATGACCGTGCTGTCAGACCCGAACCGCGCCGGGTCCACGCCGATGATAATCGGCGCCGACGGGTCTTTGTGCTGCGGCCGGCGCATGGCGTCGTCGACAGTGGAGGCCCCGATGAACTGGTCGTCGGACGCGTTGGGGAACTGACCGTACACCTCGACGTGGGCCTGGGTGCTGTCGGGGCCGTACTCGTC